CGTTTGAAACGTTTGACCCTAGCAATAAAAAACATCGAAAGATTTTTCACGATGTAATGCGATATAGAACTTGGGGTAGGTCTGCAATTTGTTTTTGGGCTGAAGATGATTCTTCAGGTTCGAATAGTTTGATGGATCAATGCATTAAAGCAATGGGAAGATACTATATAGAAAAAGAATTCGGCGCATTGATTGATGATGATCCGTTTAACTCTGGAAAAGAAACTCGCAGTCGACCTAATCCACACCCATACATCTACACTAGAAAAACGACAATAACATGAAAATCTACATCGGACCTTATAAAAATTGGGTTGGACCATATCAAATTGCTGACGCACTTTGCTTTTGGGCAAAAAATATTGAAGATGAATATGGATACAAACGTAAGCCTGATTGGGTGCATAACTTTGGTACATGGCTTTCTCATGGAACTACAAATGAAGAAATTACAGATTCAAAGGATGCTCCAGAAACTTGGCTGTTGAAACTGTGTCAATGGATAGAGTCTAAGCGTAATCGTAGGTCTTATATTAAGATTGACAAATACGACACATGGTCAATGGACCACACACTTGCAATGATTGTCTTGCCTATGCTGAAACAATTGCAAGCAACAAAGCATGGCGCCCCTAATGTTGATGATGAAGATGTGCCAGAAGAACTAAAGTCAACTTCAGCGCCAGCAAAAGAGAATGAATACGAGACTGACGAAAATCATTTCAAGCGTTGGGATTGGGTATTAAACGAAATGATTTTTGCATTCAACTGTAAACTTGATGACTCATGGGAAAAAGAATTTCGTTCTGGTGAACATGAATTGATTTGGACTCCTGTTGACAAAGATGGCAATGTGGTGCCCAAAGGAGAACACAAACATTTCAAAATGAGCCATGGTCCTAACGACACATACAAGTGTGACTATGAAGGCATGAAAGTTGTTGAGACAAGAATTCAAAATGGATTTCGTTTGTTCGGCAAATACTATCAAGCACTTTGGGATTAATTCAATGCTAAATACTTCTATATAATCATAGAGGAGACAGCAATGGACTTTTTTACAGAAGATGCAGTACATCATTTAATTCCAAAAGTTAAAAACTTTGAGGAATGGTATACTAATCTAGGTGATATTTTACCTGAGTATGACATAGACACACCAAAGAGAGTTGCGGCATTCATGGCACAATGTGGACATGAGTCTGGTGGCTTTACTCTCATGCAAGAGAATTTAAATTACTCTGCTAAAGGTTTACGTGGCACATTTGGTAAGTATTTTCCTAACGATGAAGTAGCAAAACTATACGAACGCAAACCACAAATGATTGCTAATCGTGTTTATGGAAATCGTATGGGCAATGGGGATGAAGCATCTGGAGAAGGTTGGTACTTTCGTGGTAGAGGCATTATACAAATTACGGGCAAGAACAACTACACTAAGTGTTCACAATCATTGTTTGAAAGCAATGTGTTAGTTGAGAATCCCGATTTGCTACTTGAGTCTGAGTATGCGATTCATTCTGCTTGTTGGTTCTGGTCTGCGGCTAGACTGAATGAACTATCAGATATTGGAGATATAAAGACAATGACGAAACGAATCAATGGTGGATTCATTGGCTTAGAAGACAGAATCAATCATTACAATCATGCGATTGAAATTTTAACTTAAGGGAAAAATCATGGAAATTATTATTGGATTAGCTATTTTTGTCGGACTTGCTTTCTTAGCACATCAATGGCACGTAAAAAATAAAAAGGAAGAAGAGGCACACGGCGGTGATCCAGCAAAGTGCCCCTACTTGAATCCGAATGTAAAGTCTGAGGATATTGAAAAGAATATAGTAGAAACTACTGCGCCTGTTGTGGGAAAAGTTGTTAGTGCTGAAATTGTAACTCAACCTAAAGAAACTCCAGTTGCAACACCGGCAGTAGAATCAAAACCTGCACCAGTAAAAGAGCAAGCATGGACTAAGAATCCTCCTGCGTCTATTGCTAAACGTGCGCCAAAAAAACAAGTAGCTAAAACTACTACTGCGCCTAAGAAGAGATCACCGGCACCAAAGTAATGTGCTACTATTTTGTGTCTGGTTTAATTCCAATATTTAGATGAGTCTAAACTATCCCAGTAAGCCTTGTTATTACGATTAATAAAATTTTTTGTTAAATACTTGGCCATACCCATATAGCCCATCTTTCTGAACCTGCGACTGTCCTGACCAAAATGATGTTTAATAATCCTAAACTTTTTAGGACTATACTTTCTGGATAAGAAATAGTCCTCAGACGTTGAAAAGTTTTCAGGAAACCCACCATACTCTTCAAACTTATCTTTACGTGTCAACATGAATGCACCAACTGCAAATGGTGAAAAGAATTTTAATGTGTGATTAATTAGGTTAAATGCAGTAAAGCCAATCTTTGCACGTATATCTTTATCGTAACATTTGATGTTTAGTCCAATAAGATGCAGTTTCTTTAATTCCATCTTGTTAACAGAATCTTGAATAACTGTATCTTTAAAGAATCGAACATCAGCATCGATAAACAGAATGTACGGAGTAGTGACTAGCCTTGCTCCATTGTTCTTAGCAATAGACACTGGACCACCATCAACGATTTCAACATTCAGTCCAATACTGTTATCCTTAATAACTTGTCTAGTGGCATCGGTGGAACAGTCAGCAATGATTACTCTAGTGTCACCTATGTCTTGATTACGTAAAGCATCTAATAAATGATGAATATAATTTTCTTCATTCTTACAAGGCACAACAATAGTAATTTTATCACACAGTTTCATCATTGTCTTTCTCCTTAGTCCAAGTTATAATTTCCCAGCGGCCGTCATGATGTTCTACAAGTGCTGTACAACTTTCAACCCAATCGCCATCGTTCATATACATAACACCATTAATTTCTTTAATCTCTGCGTGATGTATGTGTCCGCATATAACTCCATCAAAACCTCGCTTCTTACAGTAATTGGCCAAGTTTTCTTCAAACTTGAACATAAAGTCTACTGCCTTTTTAACTCTGTGTTTAAGAAACTTGCTAATGCTAAAGTACCCAAAACCCATGCGATGACGTAGCCAATTATACCTACTATTGACAGAAAGGATGAAGTCATATGCTTTATCTCCCAAGAAGGCTAACCACGGTGCCAGTTTAGTAATGCCGTCAAACAAGTCTCCATGCGTGACTAGATAGTGCTTGCCGTCTGCACCTATATGTTCTATTTGATTGTGAATTTCAACAAGACCAAAACTAAAACCATATGGTATCATTGGTCTAAGAAACTCATCGTGATTCCCGGCTATATAAACAACTCTAGTGCCACGTTTTGCGTGACCTAATACTCTACGCACTACATTGGTATGGCTTTGTTTCCATCGCCAGTTGTTTTGTTGTATACGCCATGCATCAATAATATCACCCACTAGATATAGTGTGTCACAAGTATTATGCTTTAAAAAGTTATTTAACTTATCTGCTTGACTATCTTTGGTACCTAAATGAACATCACTCACAAAAATAGAACGATATGTTTTCATAGGCTAAAACGGTAAAAACTTTCCTATCAACCCGTTGACTATTCTATCTGATAGGTCGTCTGGTAAGAATTTAAGAAATCCCAAGAAGTATAACGCTACACAACCATAAACAAATATTTTTATACACACATCAAATGTTTTTTGGTATTCGTTCATCTTCCACACCTAGCACTTGTTTGGCACCATTCTATCAATTCATAAGTACCGATACCAAATATGAATATGACAAATGCAACTGCACCTATAATCATTCCCCACTCATTTAACTCTTCTTCTTTTTGCTTACGCTTACGCTCATTGGCATTGAAGAGTCTTATTTCTTGGGCATCGTCTGCATCCATTTCAGCTTGACGAGCCTTGATCTTGTTCCATACATCAATCTTGCCTGTTTGCATAAACAGCATTTTCAATTCCTCTTCAAATGCTCTGGCCTGTTCAAGCGCCATCTCAATCTGAAGTGCGGTTCCCATGTTGGAACCTTTCTTAGAACTTTTAGCCTCCATCAATGCTTTAGTTGCCGTACTCTTAGCATCGAACATCTTGCCAATCATTGGGGCAAGAGAGCCTAGGTCATTGGCAACTTTGGCTGCCTTTTTGACCATACTGATTGCGGATGTAATACCCGCTAGTGCTGTGATTGGATCTATCATTTGTTTATTCCTGTTTACATATTTCTTTGTGAAGTCGTTGTGAGCAATCTTTTTTGGCCCACTCTAAGCAGTATACTTTTCTCTCATAAACATCACCAGTCCATCCCCAACGGACACACTTTAACGTTTCGTCTTTTTTAGTCTTTTCTGCACTTGCACTTAAAATTATTAAACATATTATAAAGACTATTAGCTTTATAGAACGATTGGTAGCCAAAGCCACAGACCTTGACTCATTAGTATTGCGGCAAAAAGCCCAACACCGATACTAGCAAAATATAACGACATACTAACAGCTAGAATACTGGCTGTCAATAAAACAATTGCGATTTGAAATGCAGAACCTGCAAACGTCAACCAAGGACCAGACTTACGAATCTGATCTCTCTCGGCCTCAAGGCCTTTTGCTTTTGCCATTAGTTCTTTTTTACCTTCACCTGTTGCAGGTTCAGATTCATATCTGTCAATCTTGGCTGTTAGCTTTTCTGCTTTATCAAATTGTTTTCTGTCAATAGCATCATCTCTAGCCATCTCAGCAAGAGTTTGTTTAACTGATTTTGCTTGATAGAATGCCCAAGTATTGTTTGCACTAATTGTATTGTTCAATACTTTACTGCTATTGCCACTTGAAATATATGTATTGATTGCAAGCAAAGCGGCTAGAACAGTAATCAACCATCCCGCTTTATCTTTAATACTTGCCTCACGTTCACTACGGGACAATGGTTTCTTTTCTGATAGTACTACTTCTGCCATGTTTACTCCTAAAACAAAATGATTAATTCAACATTATTTATGGTAAACCAAGTTTTTGGCAGGTTTCAGAGGGGGTTTTTGTTGTTTTTCTGCAACAAAAGTCAAAATAACCCTTGACTTGTTGTCCTACTATGCTATACTAGTCATATGACATTGAGAAAGAAACGTTCCGACCGAAACCATGTACTGTACAAAGTTACGTGCGTGGATACTGGCGATTCATATGTTGGTCTGACTGTTGCACAGGGTCAAGCCTATACCCGTTCGGTTAAAATCCGTTGGCAAAAACATGTGAGTCGTGCAAAGTGCGAAAACAAAAATTGGGCAATGTGTACTGCATTGCGTGACTTGGCTGGTGCGACTTGGCAATATGAAGTTCTTGAAGTGATTCGTGGACGTAAACCCGCACACCAGCGTGAGCGTGAATTGATTGCCGAATTCGAACCATCGTTAAATACATTTTGACATGCCATATATGATGTGTTATACTGTTTAAAGTAACATATAGGAGAGTTTATGAAAATTGGTCCGTTTACACTTGCGCCCGAAAAAACAACTGCTGGCATCATTGTTGGTGCATTGATTGCTTGGGTGTCGTTGTACATTCTAGGTTCATACATTACATTATCTGCGGTTAATACTTTGTTTTCCGCAAACATTCCCGTAACGTGGGAAACTGTAATGTCGGTGTTTTGGTTAACTGCAATAATTAATGCTATCGTTGGGAGTTCAAAGTGAAATTTTTAGTTGCTGGATTAATTAGCGTTTTTGCAATAAGCAATTCTATTGCTGGACCATCCATCTTTGGTGGTGGAAGTTTTATTTCAGAGTCTAGTCAAAATTCTGGTGACGATTACGTAAAATATGATTTGGCTAGGGTCGTAAGACTTCATCCCATTACAACTTCTAAAGTCTACAGCGTTATTCGTCAATCATGCACACTAGTTGAAGACTTATCTCCATCACCTCCAGTCATTGGTGGCGTTGTTGGTGCAGGTCAGTCTAAAATGATTCAACGTTGCATTCCATATAACGATAGAGAATATAAACAAATCATCACTGGATATGATGTTACGTTCGAATATTTTGGACAAATACGCACAGTTCGTATGGAAAATGATCCAGGAAATACGGTAAGAGTTAAAACAGTTACGAGTGTGTATGTGATTCAGTAATTATGAAAAAGTTAAGTGTGCTACATAGTATTATAGCAATTTCTTTTTTTGCATCTAGCGCAAAATCTGAAGTTGTTCTTGTCGAAGATTCTTCTACTCAAAGTGGAATCTATATGGCAAAGGTCATTTCAAAGAAACCTATAATAGAGAAAGTGGCACACATGACAACAAAAAATTACTGTGAAAGATATCACGGAACTACACATTATAGTAATGCGTCTGTTAGTTCTCCGATAATTGCAAAGACCGAAGGAATTTCAAATCCTGTATGTAATCTTGTGACGCATCAAAATTATTATGATGTGGTTAAAAGTTATCAAATAACATACGATTTCAAGGGTACACTCAAAACTGCAATACTACATTATGAGCCAAGTGAATTTGTGCAGGTGTATAATGCTCCATGACGTATTATGTTTATGGTGCAGAGGGAAGCAGAACAACTGATAAAGTTGAAACGCTGTTGACAGTATGTAGGCGACAATATAAACTATTCATATTGGGTCAAGACTATTCAATAGAACAATTGAGAATATTAGTTCCCGAAACTAGTTTTGTTCCCCACATATACCACGATGCAAAATACATTGGTGGCATTAAAGAACTGTACGATTATTTGTATAGCGAAGTAAAAATGGAAAAACAATTCCAAAACGAAACCCGAGAA